CTCGTGCTATCCCTAGTGCTGAACCAGCATTTGTTAATGGAAGTATTGCTAGAGTAGACATATACACCAAGCATCCCACATTGATGCTAACAAGGAATCATAATTATATCTTTGATATGAGTGATTCTTCCAACGTTGGATATTTCTTATCATTCGCTCAAGATAATGAGTTTAAACTAGAATACTCATTTAATAATATTGAAAGAACTGGAACTCCAGGTGTATTTGATGGTACTAATGCACCATTCGTTAAGTTTAAGATTGATGGTCAAGTAACAAATATCTCTTACTATTTTGATCCATCTAGAACTGGATCTGATTCTCCTGTTGGTGCTCAATCATTTATTGATGTTAAGAAGACTCCTTTTGATGGAACTTACACTGTCACTAAGATTATTGATGATACTAACTTCCAATTCCCATTATCATTTGAACCTGAGTTCACACAAGCTAATGTAGGTAATGATGATCAAGGTGTAGCATACTCTAAGTATTCAACTACATCACTTAAAGCAATTGGTCCTATCAATGCAATTAAACTAATATCTGCTGGTGGATTCTATAAGAAGTTACCTATCATTTCAGATATTGCATCATTCCGTCAAATTGAAAGAGTTACAATTACTGCTGGTGGATCTGAATATGCAGTTGGAACTTATGATCAGGTAGCTATTGCTGGTGATGGTGAAGGTGGACTTTGCCGTATAGAAGTTACAGTAGATGAAACTATTGGTTCTGGAACTATTAGTAGTGTAACTGTTACAGATCCAGGTAAAGGTTATACATTTGCAAGTATAGATGTTGATGGAATAACTGGAATTCTTGGACCTCAATTGACTGGTTCTGGTGCAGAACTTGATGTGGTTATTCCTGCAGAGGGATCTGGTGCTTCTGTATTCTTAACTGGTAAGAATATTGGTAAGATTAAGAAATTGAAGAATAATGAGTTTGGTTATGGTTATTCACATGACTATACTCTGAAACCAGAAATTACCTTCCCAATTAACTTACAACTCTTCAATACATCAATACTTTCACAGATCAAAATCACCAATCCTGGTGCTGGATATACTTCTCCACCAGCAGTCATCGTAACAGGTGGTGGTGGATTTGGTGCAGAAGCAATTGCTGTTGTTAAGAACAATCGTCTATCAGAGATTCAAATTAAGAATCCTGGTGCTGGATATAGTTCTGAACCAGTTGTTACTCTGAAATCTGAATTTAACTACGTTGTTAACACTGATTTAGGATATCTACAATTTAACTTCCCACATGGAATTACACAGGGTGCTGCTATAACATTCCGTGCAGATGATGTTGGTACTACTGAAGGTATCCTACCTCAACCTGGATCTGCTGGTTTGACTGCATTAATTGAAGGTCAGATTTATTATGCTATTGCTGGTGAAGCAAATTCACTTGAAACTGATCAATTAAGATTTGCTTTAACACCTGCTGATGCTGAATCTGGTAACTACATTACTTTCGTAGATGGTTCTGCTGGTACTGGTTCTGGTCGTCAAGTACTTCTAACTGAGGTATTTGGTGGTGAAGCAACAGCTGTTGTTGAAACTTCCGTATTCTTGGAAGGTGAGAGAGTTTATATGGGTGATAGTGAAGATCAAGCAACCGTATTCGCTACTGTTTCTACAAACGATGGTTGGCAGATTGGACCTAAGATTTTAAAATTAATTGATGCTACAGGAACATTTGAGGCTGGATATAGAGTCAATGGTACTGTATCTCGTGCATCTGGTGTTATTGATAATGTATCACTTGCTAAAGGTGTATTGAATATTGGATCTCTAACTGAGACACCAGGTAAATTTATTGATGACGTTGGTAAACCATCAGAGATTGTTCAGAAAGTTCAAGACTCCTTCTTCTATCAGAACTTCTCTTATGTTATTAAATCCCAGATTCCTATTAATGAGTGGAAGCAACAAATTCTTGAGAATAACCACCCTGCAGGTTTCAATATGTTTGGTCAGTTACAACTGACTGGTGGTAAGGATGTATCTGGACGTAAAGTTGGTACTGAGTTTATTAAGCAGGTTAATATTAATGAATACTCTAATGTTAATGAGGTAACTTCATTTGCTGCTGCTCAACCAATATATTCTGATTTCAATAACACTGAAGTACTTTTCCGTAAGAAGCGTTTAACTAACTCTGAGGAAATTCTAACTTCTATCGTTAAAAAATTAGATGATATCTCTGGTGAATTTGATGGAATTAAGAAAGCATTCAATCTTACTGTAGAAAACGAACAGGTTATTGTTAAAAATGACCAGTTGTTAATTACATTGAATGGTGTTATTCAGGCACCTATCGATTCATATGATATCGTTGGTGGACAGATTGTATTTAAGGAAGCACCAAAGGCACCTTCTAAGATTGTTTATAAGAATGTTAGTGTTGAGTTCTTAAATATCACTCGTTTGAATTTGAGTGATGTTGGTGGTATATATCCTGAAATTGGTTATCAAGTACAAGGTGATAATAGTGATACTTATGCTATTGTTGTTGCTACTGGTACTAATACAGTTGATGTTGTAGATCTACAAAATACTGGTGGATCAGCAATATTTGAACTTAATGAAGTAGTTAGAGTTAGTGCTCTAGGATGGAGTGGAAGACTTGATTCAGTAACCTTACTTAGTGCAGAGAATATCTATGAATTTGATGAAACAGTTATTGGTACAAATCGCAGTAAGAATAATCCAACTGCACAAATAACTGAAATCAACTTGAATGAAGATGGTACTGCTGGTAATGATATAGTTCTATCTAAGACTTCTGGTACTGCTAAGTATGAAACTGGAGTATATGATTTTGATCTTCAAGACATCATATATTCTAATCGTTCTAACGTTGCTGCAAGAATAACATCTCAGGCACCTTATCCTGTTGGTACAGATGAAAATAGAGGTGTTCAGGAATTAACTTCTGGATCTACATTCTATGGTCTATTATTTGAACGTCTAGTTAGTCAGTCTTATCCTAATATTCTTCTAGACAATATTGCTAAATCTACTGTTACTCCAACGGAACTATTAGATAGTGATAATCGTATTAATGGTGACTTCCTAGACTTTGAAGCAATTCGTTCTTCAGAAGTTACATATACTGATTTGTCTAATGGTGTATTCAGTATTGGTGATACACTTAGAAATATTAAGGTAACATACAATAATCCAATTCTCGGATCTGCATATGGTATTGCTGCTAACAGACATGCTGATGGTGCTCGTTCTATAGAAAGATCTAGAGATGAGATTGTTGACTTTGGTGATGCTCAGATATCAGTAGATCATCCAGATTTCTATTATCCAGGACAGTCACAGACTGATGGAAGATCACGTTTCCGTGATGCTTATAGAATGATAATCAAGAATAAGGATTATATCGTAGCACAATCATATGCAGATATGGTTGCTCAATATCCATCAACTGCTATACCAAGTGCAGATAAGTGTAAGAGGGATATGGCATACTATATCGATGCTGTTGCATACGATATGTATTCTGGTGGTAATAAGTATGCACGTAAATTTATCACTGAGTATTTCAGTGGAGCAAGTCTACAGTATATTAATGCACAGGTAACTGAAACTGTTTGGGGTTATTCTAAGTGTAGTGAGTATATGAATCAGGTGGTTACTAATCAACTATCTGGTACTATCACTGTTGACGGAACAGCATACACAATATATCAAGATACAACTTTAACTGAAGGTAGAGCAAATTATACTGATACTTCAGGTAATACAATTTCTAATACAAACTCTGGTGCTTGTGCTGATGTTCGTGCTGCTCTAGACACACTTAAGAATACTATTAGTGAAACACTTCTACAGAATCAGAACTTCGGTGATATTGAGGCAACTGAACCAACTTATAATTCATCTGAGACTACATGTCGTCGTGACTTAGGTTTATTTGTTGATGCTTTAGCGCAAGATGTTAAGAGTGGTGGTAATCTATCAAGTGTTAAATTTGTTCGTTCGTACTATGACACTTCTGGTAATATCATCTCAGGTCTTCATGCTTCACAAGCAAATACTTCCATAACACATGCTCGTGATCTTTCTAAGAAAGCAATTAATAATTTACTTTATGTTAAGGATTTAAATTCAACAGGTTATAATTTGAATGATCCTACCACTTATAGTGGTGGTGTTGCTCCTGCACAATACTATGATGCTAACTATGCATCTGGTAATAATCAGAGTGCAACAAACTGTGCTAACGTTCAATCTACAATTGATACTTTAACTGGTATTGTTACAACTGCATTTACTGCTGGTAATCAGAACAATATCAATGCACTTGCAAGTATTGATGATGGATCATTCCGTGATGGTGAGACCGTTCGTGTTATTAAGATTGCTTATAAGGATAAGTCAACTGGATTATTTGCTACTGGTCAAACTGTTAAGGGTGTATCATCTGGTGCTTCAACAGTTCTAGAGGGTGTTAACTCTGGTTTAGGATGGTTATTCAGTGACAGTAATGGTGTAACAGGAACATTCACAGATCGTGAATATATCACTAACTCCACTCTTGTTAATCAAGGTGGTGTTACTCAGAGTGTTATTGTTACTAAGTCTGAGTTAGCTAACTCCAAAAAATCGTTAAAATTTGCTTCTGGTGCATATCTTAAAGCTGTAGATACATATGACTTTGACTTTGGAACAGGAGATTTCACACTTGAAGGATGGATTAATCCCACTTCTGTAAGTGGCACACAGATGTTGTTCGACTTACGTAGAACTGCTGGATCAGGTTTAAGAGTTAATATGTTTGATAAGGCTATCCGTGTTTACAACGGAAGCACTAGCATCATACTTTCTGGTGACGTATTTAATACAGCAAATACTTGGTATCACGTTGCAGTCATAAGAAATGGCGGTGTAATGCAAGCATATGTTAATGGAACACAAGCAGGTAGTAATGCTGCTAATAGTGATGACTTTGGATATGGTCCTTGTTATATTGGATCTGATTTAGCAGGTTCCAATGACTTCACTGGTAACATGGATAATGTTATCGTAAGAAAAGGAATTGCAACATTCACTGCTGCATTTACTCCTCCTGTTGCTCCAGACTTTACTGATGATAAGATTGTTTTAGGTCTAACAGGTGAGACACCATTTATATGTTCTACTACTGAAACTTATGCTAAGTTTACTGGTCAGACTATATCATCTGCAACTGCTAAGAAGATTGATTATGATTCTAAGCGTGTAATTATTGAAGATGTAGATCTTGGTAGAGATGAGCATCGTCGTTGTGCAGAACAAGTACAACAGAATGATAAGTGGATCTCTGAGACTGCTGTTGCAATGATGAAGGCTAAGTTCCCAGACTTTGTGATTCGTGGTGATGATCCTGCAACTAATAATTATCTTGGTACTTACTTCTGCTTAAGGGATACTGAAGAGTATATTATTGATGCTATCATTAAAGATCTTAAGTATGGTGGTAACTACTATACTACTGTTGCTGCTAAAGGATACTTAACTGCAACTGGTGGATTAGATTTCGTTAATAAAGAACTTCTACAAACTTTATACACTTGGCAGAAAGTTGGTGAAATTATCAATTTTGTAATCACAACAACAAGTACTGATTTAGAGAAATATGAAAATGTTAGGTATACAGATAGATTACGTGTACCTAACAACTTCTCATCACCTGCATCTGCTGGTGTACAAAATGAAGTTACCGCACTAGTTGATGGTATTCTTGATATTCTTGGACCTACTGGTGCTAGATATCGTGATGCTGGTGATGCTATGTGGCAGAACCGTGATTTCATTGCTGAAGAGGTTGCTGGTTATATTCAGAACAAGTGGCAAGTTGAAATCAATGGTACAACTTATGACAAGTTGGAAATGCCTGGTTATGGTCAACCATACTGTGAAAGAGATATTAAAGATTTCGTTATTCCTGGTATAATTGCTGACTTAATTACTGGTGGTAATGCTGGTACTAATGAGGTTATTGACAAGTACTTAGATGAAGATCAAGATATCCTTCATGTAGATGAAGAACTTCTTCCTATGTTGGATGCTCTTGAATTTACTAAGTTCTTATCCATTAAAGCAGCAAACCAACTCTTAGTTCAATTTGGTAATTCACCTGATGCAAATCAAGGTCAGACAAATATAGATGATTACTATACTGCTGTATATACACAAATTGCACCTAAGACAGTTCACAATACTGATGCTGATTGGGATACAGTAACCTTCCCACCTGATCCACAAGGATATGATCCAGGACGTTCTGATGGAGATAGGTTCCTAGATGCAGCTGATATGATCGAAAGAAATAAGGATCAGATTGCTTGGGAAGCAGTTCATACAATGAACGATACTGCTAGATTCCAAGATCATACTTATCCTGCAGGTCAGACTCAGCAAGACTGTGTTGATGATGTTAATGACTATCTTGACGCAGTTATTCACGATCTTCGTCTTGGTGGTAATAGTAAGGTTTGGGATGCTTCAAACTACTATATCGAACCAGAAAATAATGGTATTAAGCATATTGCTGGTGAAGAAGATGCATCTATCTACACTTATAAGTTAGCAAGAGATATGGCAATTCTCGCAATGAGAAATGCTTTTGGACGTGATAACTTCTATGCTCAAGGTGTTGGTGATGTTGATACACTTGTTGGTGCTAATGATCCTGGTGTAGATTCATACGATCAGAACCCAGTTATTTCAAGACAGATTGATGCTGCTAATATTATCGAACGTAATATTAGATTCATTTCAGAAGAAGCAGTATATCGTGCAAATATTCAATATCCACAACTTCATATCACAAATGGTGATAAGTCTTGTGTAGATGATATATGTGACTTCCTACGTTCCATGACCTTCAATATGAAGTATGGTGGAAACAGTAGAGTTTGGGATGCTGCTGATTTCTATAGAAAGGCATCAACATATCATTTAACAAATCAGATGCCAATATATGCCTTCAATGAGGCAAGAGATATGGCAATTCAGGCTATGCGTAATATTCCAATTATTGCACGTGGTCAGAATATTCATGGTAAGGTTCAAACATTCTTTGAGCAATTAGATTTCTATCCTTACAATAGTAAGGAACGTGATAATCCTACTATGGAAGCATCACAGTTAGTTGGTGGTATTAATGTTAATAAGTCTGCTGATACCTATCAGTTAATTCTTAATAATTCTCGCTTCGTTGCTGAGGAAGCAGTATATCGTTATACAAGAGATAATGATCTAACACCTGTAACTGAGTTTACTCCATCTGATGCAACATATGATGCTGCAACTGGTGATCTAGTATTAACTTTACCATCACATAATTTAACTACTAATGATTCTATTTCTATAGATGCAAATTCATTAATCTTTACTTGTGATCAAGATGGTCATGCTTCAGAGCATAGTTATCCTCGTGAAACTGATCCTTCATATAATGAGAGATTAGCAATTACTGCTGTTGGTACTAATGCACATACACCAACAGGTGCAGATTACAATGCTGAAACTGGTGCATTAACTTTAGATATTGCAGCACATGGATTAAGACAATCTGAGGCATACACTGTATCTGATGCAGATTACAATCCTAAGACTGGTATCTTAAAACTTGCTGTTGCGAATCACAACTTTAGAAATGGTGACAGAATTAAGTTCTCTCATGATGCATTAATCTTCCAGTGCGATAATGATAACTACAATACAAACCACACATATCCACGTAAGGGTGTTGACCCATCTAGTGATAAGTGGTTACCTGTAAGTGCTGTAACTGATGGTACCTTTGAGGTACAGATTGGTAAGACTGCTGCTGCTGGTCAACATAAGTTTGTTGCTAACAGTCAGTTGAATGTTACTGATGCTGATTACAATCCAACAACAGGTATAATGACACTTACCAGTGCTGCACATGGCATCAATAATGGTGAGTTCATTAAGATTACTGACGGTTCATTAGACTTTACTTGTACACAAGGTGGCGGTACTTATAGTTACCCTCGTGCACAAGTATCACAACATACTGCAGATACAGGTACAACATATAATCCAACTACAGGTATATTGAGCATCACAACAAGTTCTGCTCATAACATGGCAAATGGTGAGTGGATTAAGTTTGATGATAACGCATTAACCTTTACTTGTGGAAGAGATAATAATGGTACTAACCATACATATCCTCGTTCATCTGACCCTGCTAGTGGTAAGTTCTTAAGAATATCAAATGTTACATCAACTACATTTGATGTAAAAGTACTTGAGATTACTCCTTCAACCAACACAAGTGTTCATACATTTGTAAGTGGTACTAATAATGGAATTACACATGCTGACCCTGCTGCTGCAGGATATATAAGAGCATTCAATGTTTCTGCTGATACATTCGATGTTCAGGTATTAGCAAATGCTCCTTCTACAAACACAACAGTCCACACATATACTGGTGGAACTGCATCTAATGCAATCACTAGAGCAACATTTGAGAAGGCAAATGATTCTATCTTAATTGAAGATGGTGCACTTACATTTACATGTGATGCTGATAATCATCAATCACAACATCCATATCCAAGATATACTGATTATGCTAGTGACGAGTGGTTACCAATAACAGAAGCATGGAACGATAGTTTCAAAGTCGATGTACATGTTGCTCCAGTTATTGAGTACACTCCAACTGCTGCTACATTCACTCCGACTACTGGTCTTCTTGAATTAACAATCGGATCTCATGATCTCTCTGTTGACTCTAAAGTCATGATCAAGACTGGAGGATTAACCTTCCGTTGTGATCAGGATGGTCAGTCAAGTGATCATGCATATCCAAGAAATACAATTGATACACATACCGCTGGTGCTGGTACAACATATGATCCTGTTACAGGTCTTATGACTATTAACACAGGTACCACACATGGTATTAAGGTAGGTGACTGGGTTAAGTTTGATGATGGTGCTGTAACCTTCCGTTGCGATGAAGATAGTCAATCATCTGATCATGCATATCCAAGATCTACTGACCCTGTAAGTGGTAAGTGGTTACAAGTTTCCGCTATTGCTGGACAAACATTTACAGTTCAAGTTTTAACAACTATACCTTCCACAAACGTAACTACTCATGTATTCCAGAGTGGTACTTCTAATGGTATTAAGCAAAAACGTGATAGAGCATTCGAACAGCATGTTCCTGTTACTGCAATAACTGGTACAACTATTACTCTTGACGTTGGTGTTTCTTCTAATAACACAGGTCATGTATGGCAGTCTGCTCTTGCTGGTGCTATTCAATTTAACCCACTATATCAGCATACATTTGTTTCTGCTGTTGCTGGTGGTGTTAAGAGTCAAGACGGTACTGTTACCGTAAATGTTGGAACAACTCCTGCTGTTAATTACACTCCAACTGCTGCTACATATGATCCTGAGACAGGTGACATGTGGTTGAATGTTGGTTTACATAACCTAACTGAAGGAACGACAATTAAACTTGCTGATGATTCCTTAACATTCACATGTAGTATGGATAATAATGGTACAAACCATACTTATCCAAGAGCATCAGATCCAGTTAGAAATACCAATATCCCAATTAAGGAAGTTGGTACAATATCTAAGACAGTTACAGGTGCACTTTATGATCCTAATTCTGGTAACTTAGTTCTTACTGTACCTAATCATGGATTCTCCAATGGTAACAGAGTTAGAATTGCAGACGGATCATTAGTATTCACATGTGCTGCTGATCAACATGCTACATGGCATAGATATCCACGTCCAACAGATCCATTCAGTGATGAGTGGTTAGTTATTTCTGGAGTGTCAACAGATTCATTCCAAGTTAATATCGGTGCTTCTCCTAATCAATCTTCACATACATTTGTCAGTGCTTCTAACAATGGATTAGAGAAGCAAGATGGATCGATCATCATCAACGTTGGTTCTACACCAAATATCAACTACGATGTATCAACTGCAACTTATGATCATCAAACTGGTGCAATGGTTCTAACCATTGGATCACATGGATTGAAGACAGGTGATAAATTAAAACTCGGTGCTGAAACTCTGAAGTTTACATGTGCAATGGATGGAAACTCCGCACAGAAGACTTATCCAAGAAGACTTGCAGGTGATGGTGGAACAGACCCATTCTTCAATACTTCTATTAATGTTGATGCTGTAGGATCAACACAGCATACTGCTACTGATGCAACTTATGTACCTACAACTGGTGTAATGACACTGGAAATTAATGGTCATAACTTTAATGCATCAACAACTCATACTGTAACTGGTGCACAGTATAACGCTAAGACTGGTGTAATGAAGATGACTCTAAACGGTCATGGATTTACTCCTGGCGATCAAATCAAGTTTAGTCCTAATGCATTGACATTCCAGTGCACAATGGATAGTGGAGCATCAAATCATACTTATCCAAGATCTAGTGATCCTGTTGCTAATAAGTGGTTAACAATCACATCTGTTACAACAAATACATTCGAAGTTATTGTTGGTAAATCCCCAATAGTTTCGTGGGATGTATCTAATGCTGAGTATGATCAGGCAACTGGTCATATGACCCTTACCACACCTGGTCCTCACGGTCTACGTGGTCATTCAGATCATACAGTTACAGATGCAACATACACTGCTTCAAGTGGTTTATTAGTTCTTACTATTCCTAATCATGGATTCTCTAATGGTGACAAGATTAGAATTGCTGATCATTCATTAACATTCACATGTAATCAAGATAGTCATCAATCTGAGCACACATATCCAAGATCTACTGATCCTTCTAGTGGTAAGTTTATTAGTATATCAAACGTAACTACAAATACATTTGAATGTAATATTCTTCAGGGAACTTCACCAACTAATACTACAGCACATACATTTATCACTGCTGCGAAAAATGGCGTTAGACGTGCTGGTGAGACTGTTAAACTTGAAGCAAATTCATTAACATTCCGTTGTGCACAAGATGACTATGCTACAGATCATGCATATCCAAGATCTACTGACCCTGCATATAATGTTCCTCTTCATATAGTTCATTCTACATCGAAGACAATTACCGTTGATGTTGGTGTTGCTTCTAGTTCAAATCAGTTTGCTCATAACTTCGTTAATGCTGCTACTGGTCAAACATCACATACTATTACTGATGCATCATACACAGCATCAAGTGGTGTAATGACTTTGACTGTTCCTAAGCATGGATTTGCTTTAGGTGAGCAAATTAAGATTGATAATAATGGAATCACATTCAAATGTGAGATGGATGATTATGCTACAGATCATGCATATCCACGTGCTACTGACCCTGCTAGTGATAAGTGGTTAAGTATATCTAACATTACTGAAAATACATTTGATGTTAATGTTGGTAATACTCCTCTATCAACATACACTCCAACTGGTGCTTCATATAATCCAACTACAGGTAATTTACAGATTGTTATTGGATCACATACTCTTGCACAAGGAGACAGTATTAAGTTAGCAGAAAATGCTATCACATTCCGTTGTGATGAAGATGGTCAATCAAGTGATCATGCATATCCTAGAAGTCTAACTGATTCACATACTGCTACAACTAATACAGCATATAATCCTACTACTGGTGTTTTGACGATTGAGACTTCTGCACCTCATGGTTTGGTAACTGGAGATTGGATCCAGATCGCTCAGAACTCATTAACATTCAGATGTGATGAAGATGGTCAGGCAACAGATCATACATATCCTCGTTCATCTGACCCTGTAAATGGTCGTTGGTTGAAAGTTACATATGTAAATGCAAGTAAGTTTACAGTTGTTGTACTTGATGATATTCCTTCAACAAATACAACTACTCATGTATGTACAGCAACATCTGCTAATGGAATCACATCTAAGCGTGACCCATCATATGATAATGCATTACCTATCATTGCTGCTGATTCTACTTCAATTACAATCAATGTTCTGAATACTGCACCATCTACAAACACTACAACTCATGTATTCCAATCTGCACTTACTAATTCAGTAGTTGCGGGTGGTAACTACACACACATGTTTGTAAGTTCTGTTGGTGGAGCACTTAAGAAACAGACTAAGGCATTAATTACTGGTGGTAATTATGCACATACATTTGTTTCTGCAACAAGTGGTGGAATTGAGAAAGCAAATGACTATGTACAGATTGTAAATGATTCACTAGTCTTCCGTTGTGGTAAAGATGACTTTGGTTCACTTCATGCATATCCTCGTGCAACTGATCCGTTTAGTGGAAGATGGTTACCAATCTTTAATGTACAAACAAATGAGTTTGATGTAAATGTTGGAATATCACAAAATACATCTCAACATAATTTTGCATCTGCTGTTGCTAATGGAATTCTAAGACAAACTGGTACTGTCACAATTAACGTTGGTTATGATTCTCTTCCTGCTAATCAACATGCTCATACATGGGTAGGAATGGAGAATAAGTTAACTGCTGCTGCAGGTACAACTTATGATCCAACAACAGGTGTAATGAAGATTAAGACTGCTTCTGCACATAAGTTGGAAAATGATGAGTGGGTTAAGTTTGATGATGATGCTGTAACCTTTACCTGCACACAAGGTGGTGGTAATCATTCATATCCACGTGCTACTGACCCAATGTCAGGTAGATGGTTGAAGGTTCAAAATGTAACCACTGACACATTCGAAGTTGTTGTTCTTGATGTTATTCCTTCAACTAACGTTACTGCTCATACATTTGTAACTGGTGCAAATAATGGTATCACTAAGGCATGTGTTATCACTGGTGGAATTCATAAGCATACATTTGTAAGTGCAACTTCTGGTGCTGTACAAACTGGTGGTGCTTACACTCATAAGTTTGTACGTGCACATGATAATGCAATTAACAAACTTTATACAATTCCTGGTGGAAATGCAAATTGCTGTGATGACGTTGAGCGTATATTGAGAGGTGTTGCATACCATATTGCATTTGGTGGTAACAACGAGATATATGATATGGCAATGGAGTATGTTACTCAGACTCACCTCAATAATTACTTTGAGGAGAAATGGAGTCTTGGTATTATGACTCTAACCAAAGAGATTATTACTCAAATCATTAGAAATATTCAGACTCCTGTATATGGTAATCACGGTCTTTTACAATACAGAGATACAACAATTACTACTGATGTAACACAACCAGCATGTCCAACAGAGGTCGCTGCTGCAACTACATTAATTGATATCGTAATGGATGCAATTAGTACTAATGCAGTTAGTGGTACACGTACATTACCTACAGGTTCAGGCAATGGTCCTTGTGCTAATGTTGCTGCAACAATAACTACCATGTTTGGTATTATTACAGATACCATTAGTTCTAATGCAAGTCTTGATTCCGTTTCTCGTCAGATACCATCTATCTGGCCATGTCATTATCATGGTGATGTTGCTGAAAGAGATCTATCAGTTACATATCAAGTTGCAGCTCCAACTTGGAATCAAACATGTGCAACTACTGCATCTGCTATAAGCACATTATTTGATGTTGTTGTTAATACAATAGAGAGTGCTAAGACTAATACAAATCACTTGAGTGGTTTAACAAGAACTGTACCACCATATACTAATACACTTTATCAGCAATATACTTGTTATAATGTTGTATCTGCAATGACAACTCAGTTTGATTTGATCATTGATACTCTTGGTGCTGGTTCATACTCTAATCGTAATACTGCACATTATCTAAGGTGGAATGATCAGGCAATTACTGGACGTGCTCTTGCTGCGACTCAAGCAAATTATCCTGCAGGAGATAATCCAGATTTAGCATTCTTCAAGTCAGTTCTTGAAGCTGGTCTATACGATTTAACTACAGGTGGTAATGCTTCTGCGTTTGAACTTGCTGGAACATGGTTTGATGGTGAAGGTCAATTTATTGCTTATCCTACAGTAGATAGAATTCGCTTACTTTACGGTTTGAATAAGGTAAGAGAATATTGTAAGGAAGTTGTTCAAGATCCAACTAATTCTGGATGGAATACATATGATGTTTATCAGTATCCTGAAGTAAATGGATATCGTCGTCATGTAGAATGGGATAAGGAAACTACAGAATTTAATTTTGATAGTTCATTAAACTGTTTAGAATTTGCTATAGAAAGAGCAACATTCCCAACAGATAATAAAGTAATATTTAATGCTGCTACTGATGTAATTAATTACTCTAACAAGTATGATGAAGGTATTGATTACAATACTGATCCTGCTCTAGTAAATCTAACTCCAACAATTGAAGTTGGATATGAAAGAGAAGAAAATCGTGCTCGTATTAATAGAACTAACTTCTTCCGTCGTGGTGATGTTGTTAAGTATGTTCTTGCATCTGCTAATTCATTAGATGGTGCTAATGATCAAGATTACTACTACGTTCTTAATGCACAACCAGATTGGTTTGAGATTGCTCGTATGCCTAATCATGATGCAAGGTACCGTCCATTTGCATTAGACACAACTAATGCTGGTAACCAGCAATTCTTTACAGTTCGTCGTTCTGGAATTGATCGTGTTGCTAACACTTACGGTGTACGTGATATTGATCAACCAATTACTGCTGGATTTAATATTGCTGATGTTTTAGTTGGTACAACAACTGGTGCATCTGCTGAGATCTCAACCAGTTTCATTAATAGAGCGAATGTTGTTAAGACCTTCAAGTACTATGGTTTAAATACCATGTCTTCCATCGCATTTACAAACGGTGAGCAAGTTCAGGTACAAGGTGCAACTGCTAATAATGGTTATGTAATGCAGAGAGTTCTTAGAGATGAGAATAACTTAGGTTGGATTAAACTTGAACTTGTTCAAGGAACCATCTCTGCTGGTCAAACTATTGAAGGTGTTGACTCTGGTGCAACTGCTGTTGTAACTTCAGTCATAGAAGATCGTCTATTAATCAATGAGAAGATAGGTGAATTCTTAGAAGGTGATTGGTTGTTTAAAGATACAACTGCTACAGAAGCATATGCAAGTGCATATGATAATAAGTCAGGTGTTCTTACAGATAATAGCGGTGGTCGTGTAACGATAGACGTTGAAACTATTACTGGTGCATTCCAGTCTGGTGATATTATCTACGGATCTAAGACAGAAAAAATTCTCGACTTTGTAGGTATTACAGACGGTGGATCTCCAATTACAATTAACACCTACGTACATGGTGAGAAGGTTAGAAAATTAACTCTATCTCAGGTAATTGTGGATAGTGAATATTCTGGTACATTTGTTGCTGGTGATAAAGTTTATCTACTTCAGGGAACCACACCTCTCAACCCTGGCTGGTGGGGATATGTAACCAAGTATGATTACAGACCTGACGATAACGTTAACGATCTCTATATTGCTGGATTACAAAATTACTGGACAGGTGATGCAACAGAACCAACAACTGATCCTGATGGATCTCTAGCTGCAACAGGTGGATACAACATTGGTAAGTTTGATAACTTACAGAACTTCCCATTAATCTATGCAACAGCATCAAATTACACTGAGACAGGTTATTCATCATACGGTAAGATCATTGCTATCGAACAATCTGGTATTACTGCTCGTTGCTGGTTAGAAGATGTACAAGGTGATTTCGTAGATAACATAACAGTTAAGTCCGATAATGGATGGATCGCTGGTGTTACAACTGCTAAGAATTTACTTGGACGTGTTGATCGTTACTTCCGTGGATTTGACGGTACGCAGACACAGTTCAATCTTACAATCTCCAATGGTCAGCAATATCTACCTGATCCTGCTGGTCACATGTTGATCTTCGTTAATGGAATTCTACAACCACCTGGTGCTACTGGTGCTTACACTGCATCTTCAGACATTATCACATTTGCTGAACCACCTGAAGTTGGATCTGATTTCATCGGATACTACATTGGTAAATTACGTCAGTTAGATGATATCTCCTTCGAGTTTGACTCATTGAGATCTTCATTCAACCTTAAGCAGAGTGGTGGATTCTACTCACTAACACTAACCGAAGGTGTTCAGTCTAACGTGATTAAACCAGAAAATAATATCATGGTTTCACTGAATGGTGTTATTCAGGAACCAGGCGTAGGTTACGAACTGGTTGGTTCTAGAATCATCTTTGCTGAAGTCCCACGTGCGGGTACAACATTTGTTGGATTCTCATACATTGGTTCTGATGCAGACGTTATTGCTGCTACAGTCGTACCTCCAATTGAGGCAGGTGACCAACTCTTCATCGAGGGTGAAGATGAGATTGTTCCACGTGAGGTTGCTCTAATTGAGTCTTCCAACTCTCTTGTAACATTCGAATACACTGGCACAGTTAAAGGACGTAACGCAGAAGCATTAGCAAGTGTTCGCTCTGGTACCATTGATCAAACAATTATTACCAACCCAGGTAACGGTTACACCTCACGTCCTTCAGTTAGTGTTATTTCATCTACTGGATTTGATGGTCGTGTACGTGCACAAATGGGTGTTGCTAGAATTGACATTGGATCTGCAGGTATTGGATACGCACAACCAATCGTTGCTGTAGAGAATACCGTTGAAGATACATTTGTATCTCCAGATGGACCTCCAGTTAACGGTGGATTTGATGTTTATGCAGGTGAAGGAATCAATGCTCAGACTGGTGAACCAATCATTATTGAAGCTGGTTTGATTGCTATCACACGTAATCCTTCCAACGTAACAGTTAACCAAGGTCAGACTGCTAGCTTCACTGTTGTAGCACACTTCAGTGCTGCAGATGGTGATCCTGCTGAGACAACAGTTGGACTCAACTATCAGTGGCAAGTCAAGCAGTATGGTGAAACTGCATGGTCTAACATTACTGGTGCTACATCAGCAACATATGACAGTAATCCAACTATACAGGCTGATGACTCAGATGAATTCCGTGTTGCAATCACTTACGCTGGTGCAACTCCTGTGTACTCCAACTCTGCAGTTCTATCTGTACAAACTGGTAACACAGTCGTCACTAACTTCACTCCTGACCAAATCTTTCAACAATAAATAATCAGAAAAAATGAGTGCTACCGCCACTTACAATCCAGGTACAAATATCTTGGACGTTGCATCTAACGGATTACCTAATCCTGTTTTATATGGAACGTTTCCAAACCTGAACAACCCCAATACGGTTACTGAACAAGATTTCGATCATGACTTCACTTACCGTGGGGGTACTTTTGGTGTTGAGAGAACATTCGATGATGCTAATTTTACACAAGAAGGGTTTGCTATAAATATCACCTTATCTCCTGCAGATAATACATTATTAGGTGATGAAACTACAGGAGCGATAAGACCTGGAGATAATTTATTATTCAAATTTAGTGATGGTAGACATCAAATGTTTGTCTATAATGGAACTACCTTCACTTCATCGAATGGTTATTGTTGGAGATCTACTGATACTAATTTACAGTTAGTTACAAATACATCACAGTATGTAAGCGGTACTTACACATACTATGATCAAAGAAATGGTAGAACAGAAACACCTTTAGGTGCAGTTGGAATAGCAGCAAATGGAGTTGTTATTTTCAACCCATCTGCAGGTTTAGGTGGTAACCCACCCGCAGGTTTTAATTGGAATGCTCACTATGAATTTTCACCTGTAGATTTCGGTGATGATTCATGTGGTGGTCATCCAGAACAGACTGGGCAATATCATTATCATGATACTCATTTCATTACTTGTTGGAATAATAATTCCATCATGTCAACATATAATGATTACTATGGTTTGAGTCAGTTTAATGGTGACACATTACGTCATCCAGATGGACATTCAAAAATTCTTGGTTATTCATTTGATGGATTTCCTGTATATGGTCCTTATGGATATACGGAACCATTTGGTGTATTGACTTCTATTAAAACTATGAGGTCTTCATACCAATTGAAGGCAACAGAAGCAGCAGGGAGACCTGCTTATGGAAACTCATTAGCAAATCCTGCTGCTGGTTCGTTTATACAAGACTGGGAATATAATGAAGGTCTAGGAGATTTAGATTATCATAATGGACGTTTTTGTTTTACACCAGAATATCCTAATGGTACATATGCTTATTTTCTTAGTGTAACTGAACAAGGGGATCCTGGTTATCCTTATATGATTGGTGTTACTACTAGAGAAGTAATAGATCAACCAGCAAATAATGGTGCTCAGGCACCTGCTCCACCTGATTCTGGTGGTGATGGTCAGGCACCTCCAGCAACCATTCAGATTGCTTCTCAGCCTCAGAACTCTACTCTCAATTCTGGTCAACTTGCTACGTTCTCCATCTCGGTTACTATTATTCCTGAAGATGGACCTAAGACATATCAATGGTACAGGTCTACAGATGGTGGATTTGCATATTCAACGTTGAATGGTGCAACTTCATCTACTTACCAGTTCACAGCATTGTCTTACATGACTGGGTATAAGTTTAAGTGTGTTGTTGCTGGTCCAACTGGTGCTACACCAGCTCAAAACTCCCCACTTGAATCTGATGTTGCTACTCTTACCGTTACTGGTACTGGTGGTTCAACCAATAATACATTTGATAATACTAATTTGACTCTTGATGCTACAACATCTCGATTCGACCAAACCTAAATAACATTGTAAAGGACTAGAAAAAAATGGCAAAACAGTCTATTGGTATTGGTTCTTCTGCTAACGACGGTACAGGTGATACCCTTCGTGATGGTGCAGTCAAACTCAATTCCAACTTCACAGAAATATATCAAGCACTTGGGGATGGAACTAATGTACAAGTTGATATTGGTTCTGGTATATTAGATAATCAAGTTTTAAAGTGGAATGCATCTAATACACAATTCGAAGGTGCAAACTATGATACTTTGACATCTGATTTGGATGTTGGTGGCAATTATATTGTTTCTAGTTCTGCTGGTGATGTAGTTATAAAACCAGATAGTACGGGTGATATTAAATTCTGGGCAGGTGGTAGTGGTCAAGCATATGCTGTTTGTGATGGTGCTGATGGATTTTTTAAATGGAATGCTCCATATACTGATGAGGCAAGTCTTCCAAGTGCATCAACTTATCATGGTATGTTTGCTCATGCACATGACACAGGTAAAGGATATTTTTCTCACAACGCTGCTTGGATTCCTCTCATCTCTGAGAACAGCAGTATTAGTTTATTGAGTGATGTTGATACAACTGTAAGTGGTGGTCCCTCAGATGGACAAGTTCTAAAATGGAACGCATCTAACACTAAATGGGAACCAGCTAATGATGAGACAACTGCTGGAGGTGGTGGAGGATCAACTCAAAACCTCTTTGAAACAATTAATGCCGATACTGGTACAACTACTGCAAGTGCTGCAACAGATACATTAATCTTTGCTGGTGGAACCAATATCTCTACATCTATCACAGGTGATACTGTCACAATAGCAATGACAGGGACACTTGGTGATCCAGATCAAAACCTTTTTTCTACGATTGGTTCAGATGCGGGTAATAAGACTGCAGCAAGTGCAACTTCTACTATTAATTTTATTGGTGGTACTTCAATCAGCACTGCTGTATCAGGTGATAACCTTACAATAACAAATGATGCCCCGAATATCGTACAAAACGTCCTCCAAACGGCAACTGCGGATACGGGTAGTTATACTGCTGCTGCTTCTGATTCTACTCTTACTGTTACTGGTGGGACCAACATATCTACTTCTATATCTGGTTCCACTCTTACTATAAACAATACTGCTTCAGCATTACCTAATGTAACAGAAGGTCAGAGTATTGTTGCTACTGCAGCAAATACTTTGAATGCATTTGCATCTCCAGTATTGTCATATGTGACTACTAATAATGCTGCTGGTTCATATAGATTGACAGGTCCAGGAGTGAATAGTAGTACAGATAATCCAACACTATACTTGTATAGAGGATTTACATATAGATTTAATAACAGTGGTCCAGGTACCAATCACCCATTCGAATTACGTGTGGGTTCAGGTGGTGCTGCTCTTACTGATGGTGTCTCTGGTTCAACTTCTGGAGTTATAGTATACACGGTTCCCATGACCGTTGCTGCTGGTACAACTTATGTTTATCAGTGTACAATTCATGGTGCAATGGTAGGAAACCTCGTAATAGTCTAATATGGCAAGAACAGTTCCAGGATCAGGTGCAGCAATTTCACCAGTTTTTAACAGCACGTTCGGTGTTAAGGACGTTTTTGTGGTGTCTGGTGGAACTGGATACACTGCTTCCGATCCACCAAAATTAGTTATTGCAAATTGTGGTACTCCTGTTCGTGATGCAGTATTACGTCCTGTAATTAATACTGCTGGAGAAATTCAGTCTGTAGAAATTATTGATCCAGGTGAAGGATATGATCCATTAAGATTGGTAGTTGAAAGTACTGATGCAGGTGCCTCTGGTGCTGATGCAGATCTATTTTTAAAAGAAGATGGTAGCATTGATCTGATCCAGATGCGTACCAATGGTGATAATTATTTTGGTGGTACTACAGCAAGACTTGAAGGTGGTGGTGGATCAGGTGCAGAATTGGTACCTGTTACTGGATTTGTTACTGGTCTATCATTAGAAAATCAAGGTAGAAATTATAGTAGGGATGATGTAACTTTAGTTATTAGTGGTGGTGGAGGAGAAGGTGCCACTGGTATTGCTGAGGTTAATGAGTTTGGTAAGTTAGAAAATATAACAATTAGTAATGAAGGTGAGTTCTTTGAAACTCCACCTATCATTCAAATCATTGGTGGAGGTGGTAGTGGTGCTACTGCTGAAGCAGAGATTAATCTTGGTAAGATTAGTAATATTACTATCACTAATCCTGGTGGTGGATATAGTCCTGATCCATTAAAGGCACCTGATATAATCTTTACCAGAAATACAAATTTAATCAGAACAACACGAAATCGTCAATCTTTAAATTCAGTAGTATATAACGTTACTGGTCTTACTAAAGATGTTGCTGTTTCTGATGTAACTATTAACGTTGAGACTACCAATGCATTTCCTGGTTCTGGAAAAGCGTTAATAGGAAAAGAACTTTTTCGGTATACTTCTAAAACTGCTACCCAATTTAAGGGAGTTAGTAGAGGTATTAATTTTAAGTATGATCAAAAGGTAACATTAGACTCATTACAAGATGATCCTAATACTGGAATAACTGGGTATTCATTTACTATTAATGACAGGGTTCGTCGTGTACAAGAAAATAGTGATAATAAAATTGCTATTGTATATGACTGGAGACCTGAAACTAGAGATCTGTATCTAGTATTCCAAGTAGATGAACTTGCATTTATTGATGCTGGTCGTTCTCAGACAGAAGCATCAATCGTTGCATTCGTTGCTGGTGTTGCATCATCTACTTCTACTGGTGTTGAACCACATGTATTACTTGATTCTATTGGTGATGAGATCGTACTTTTTACTGATCCTTTAACAGTATTTCCGAATAAGAAGTTTGAAGATGATGACGAACTGTCTGGTGCTGGTGATGGTATTCCTGACCTGGTAAATACTGGTACAGATTTTGAATATGAAACCAGTCTAGACGGTGGTATTGCATCTTCATTATATGGTATCGAAGAAACAGTTGGTGGACAGAATACAACACTATTAGCAATTGGTGATTCTATCTACGATGGAAGTCAATCACAGTTAGTTGCCACAGTTCAGTCTGCTGGTCAACTAGGTGATGGTGAAGTTCATCTTGCAACATATCGGATATCAAGTAAAACTTGGCCAGTTACAACACCGTTTCAAGTTAATGAAACTATTTCTGGTTCTACTTCAGGGGTTACTGCAGTTGTGACTGCTTGGACTCCTGCTTCTGCTTCTGGAGAATTTTCATATTTAGATGTGAAAACTCCTACGAATAATGGAGCAAATTATAAATTCCTCACAACTGAAAATGTTGTTGGTGGAACATCTGGTGCATCTATAAAACCTTGGGAGATCAACTATGATTCCCAGTTGAGAAACGAACCAGAGTAAACTCTCATAAATAAAAAGAAGGTAAACGCAGCTAAATGGCACTACTTACTGACCAATTTAGAATTTTTACTGCCAATAAGTTCATTAAGGCTTTAGAAGGACCAGATCCGATTCAGTCTGATGCTGCTGCTGGTGCCAGTAGAGATCGTCTATACGTCTTCATAGGAAGACCACAAACGTGGGATAATGAAAATAATCCACCTACTCCTGTAGATTCATTTCAGGAATTTTCTGATGTCTATGATGATTTGATATCACTCAAACGTGTTCTAGCGAATGATGTAATTCAAGTTATCAGACGTGTTGACTGGACTCCCCCAGAACAAACCACTGGTGGTTTGGGTTACGTTTATGATATGTATCGTCATGATTACTCCTCGACTAAAACCGCATCTTCGGGTGCTACGAAACTATACGACGCAGATTTCTTCGTTGTTAACTCGTCCTATCAAGTTTACAAGTGCATTTACAACGGCACATCTCCTTCTGATCCTAACGGTAAACCT